GAGGAAATCCCAGAAGAACTCAAGCCGCTATTGATTCAGCCAAGCTGGGTAGAGCGTCAAAAAATTGCATGGGGTGTGGATTCTGCTAGATACAAATCAAAGATTCTTGGAGAGTTTCCAGAAGAGGACGACACAACCTTCTTTAGTCAAGTGGCAATCGACAGTTCAATTGACTGCGACATCCCAGAGGATTCTGAGATCCCCGTGGTGCTTGGCGTTGACGTTGCCCGCTTTGGTGATGACGATTCTGTTATCTACACCAACAGTGGCGGAAGGTTAAGGCACTTTGCGACTTGGAGCAAAACAAACGCAGTTGAGTCTGCAAACAGAATTCACGAGGCGGCTATCGCCCTTAATGCGAAAGAGGTGAGGGTCGATGGTACGGGTCTTGGTGCTCCTATTGTGGATATGTTGGCTGGTATGTGTGGGGATAAGTATGTGGTTATTAGCATTGTTGGTTCTGCAGCTAGTCCTGATAATACACGCTGGCTTAACGCTAGGGCGGCGGGTTATGACACTATGCGGGAAAAGATGATGCTAGGCAACATTGACCTAGAGATGTCAGACAAAGAGCTTTTAGAAGAGATGATGTCAATTAAATACAAATTCTCCACAAAAGGATCTATTCAGATAGAGTCTAAAGATGATATGCGCTCTAGGGGCATGTCTTCTCCCGACAGACTAGATGCTGCGATGTATGCTTGCCTTGATTTATCAAGGTTAATGAACTCGCCTTACAATATGTCAAAGCCAGGAGACAAGGTTTACATGGATGCAAATGAAATGGATGCACGTTTTCCTTTTTATTCTGACTGGACATGGTAGACTATTAATAGTTTTTAAATAATTTTGGAGATATTTTGACAAATTCTGATGATTTTTTCACCGACCAGCAGGCTCTAGAAGAGTCTTATTCGCAGATGGCGGCCTCACTTTTAAACATAGAAGACGAGGGTTGGACCAAACTAGGCATTAGCTTTGATGACACCGACGCATTTACACTAACTCAACTACACATGCTTTCAAGAGCTTTAATTGAAAGAACAGATGGAAACCCACTTCTAAAGCGTGGTTTAGGTCTAAGAACTAGCTATATCTTTGGCCGTGGCGTTGAAATGAGTAATGTTTCTTCTGTAAGGATTAGAAGCCTAATTGAGGACCCACAGAACCAAGCAGCCTTATTCTCTTCTGAGGCTATGGTAATTAACGAGCGTTCAAACTTTACATCTGGACAATTCTTTATTCTTGGAGACAACTCAAGCAAAAAACTGCAAAGAATCCCACTAAACGAAATTACTGGATGGGTTACCGACCCAGACGACGCAGAAACTATTTTCTTTATTCGCAGAAGCTGGTCTCGCAAGAATATCGATGGCAACGCACAAGAAAGACACGAGTGGTATCCAGTCGACACTTACTCAGGTCCTAGATCAACTAGAATTATTCAGAACCAGCCAGTTAACTATGCTAAGACAATGTTCCCGTTTATGGTTAACAAAAGAGCTGGGAATGTTTGGGGAGTACCAGACTCATTCTCTGCTTACCCTTGGGCATATGCATACAACGAGTATCTAAAAGATGGTTCACGAATTTTGAAGTCATTGTCCATGTTTGCATGGCAACTTAAAAGCAAAAGCAAGACGGGTGCTACTAGCGCCGCCGCTACGATAGCAACTCCGTCTACTGCAGGATCTACCGCTATCCTTGGCGCTGACATGGAGCTTTCTGCTCTACCACGAACAAGTAACTCAGTCGATCTGGGTAACGGTAAACCTTTAGCTGCTATGGTGGCCTCAGCACTTGAGGTCTCTGTAATAGCACTGCTCTCGGACCCGGGAACTTCCGGTGCCTACGGAGTAGCACAGACTCTAGACATGCCGACCACAAAGGCAATGCAGTCTAGGCAGAAGCTGTGGGAAAACTATCTAAAGAGAGTTCTACTTTTCTTTGGTGAGAAAAAAGCCGAGATCAAGTGGCCAAAGATGGAGAACGAATCTAGCTACAGACAGCTTCAGTCCCTAGCTTTAGCAAGTGAATCCGGTGCAATCTGGCCTGATGAATACCGTAACGCAGTGCTAGATGAGCTTGACGTAACTGCAATTAGATCACAGGTTCCGGGCAGTCAAGCATCTGGTTCTACCTCTGGAGTTCCCTCACAAGGAAACTCAGGAGCGGTTGGATCAATGCAAGATAACTCTAATGAGTTAAGGGACATGGACAACTAATTATTGTATTCTAAATGTGGTATGATTGCATATAGAATATTCAATACTCTGGAGTGTTTATGTCAGTAAAACTAAAAGAAGATTTAGCCCTTTCGGCACCTGAGTCTTCTGGTAATAGATGGCGTATTAAGGTTATCCAGTCCGGCTGGGGATCTTCCGGCTACTACGGCTCTGAAATGCTAAAAGAGTATGGACCTTCTGTATTTGCCGCTGGCACAAAAGTTTTTATGAACCACCCATCAGCTTCTGAGGACAACGACCGTCCTGAGCGTGATGTGCACCAGCTTGCTGGAAAGTTAGTTAGCGATGCTGTTTTCATGGAAGACGGTTTGTTTGCTGATGTTCAATTTTACTCACACTACGCACCCATCATTAAAGAGATGGCCGGAGATGTGGGTTTATCAATTCACGCACTAGGTGAAGCCAAGCTTGGTGAAGCCGAAGGGCGAGAAGGTCCAATCATCGAATCGTTAGTGGCCGATCCACTCACGAGTGTTGATGTGGTCACAGTGGCAGGAGCTGGCGGTAAATTTATTAGCCTGTTAGAAAGCTACAAATCACAAGGTACCCCAACCAACTTGGTTGAGGAATCTGCTATGGAAGGAAATAGAATGTCTATTACTAAGGAAGAACTTGAGGCAGCAGTAGCTGACCTTAAAGATGCCTTCGTTGAGGCAATCAGCCCACTACGCGAGTCCGTTTCGGTTCTTGTAGAGGCAGCAACTCCTGCTGAAGCTGACACTGAGATCCAAGAGGTTCCATCTCTTGACCCAGTTGAAGTTGCTGAAAAATTCAACGAGTCAGGTCTACCAAAGGTTGCGCTTATGCGTGTCTCTGAGGGCCTAAAATCAGAAACCAACACTAAGACTGTTGACGAGCTAATTGAGGAAGAGAAGGCTTACGCCGAGTCTATCCGTGAGTCGCTTGTTGTACCAGCTGCTGAGTTTGTTGGAGTTGTCCACGAGGCCGGTAAGGTCTCAAACCCAGCTAGCGAACTAGACACAATCGTGTCTCGCATCGCCGGAAAGTAAAGTAAGGAAAATCATGGCTCTTAATGAAATTTACAAAGATGCAAACAGCATTGTTTTCCCTGTACACACCTCAGTTACCGCTGGTAAGGTTGTTGCAGTTGGAGATCTAATTGGTGTTGCAGAGAACAGCGCTGTAACTGGCGAGGATGGCAACAAGTACGCCACCCTTAAGCTAGACGGTGCTTTTGAGATTGCTGTAAAGTCTGGCGACACATTCGACGTAGGCCAAGCTGCTTACGGTGTTCCAAACTCTACTTCTGGAATTATCCCAGAGGTTCAGGAATCCGCAACTAGCGCAAAGCTAGTAGGACACGTCATCAAGGTAATAACTGGTTTTGCAGTTGTTCGCTTGGCTAGAAGTTAAGGAATAGAAAAATGACTGAAAAAATCACATCAAAGCAGGTAGAAGCTGCTAAGCTACTTGAAGGTGCCCTTCGTGGAGACCGTCAGGACAAACTAAAGCTACAAGAAGGTATCGCAACTAGCGACCTACCAGTACAGCTAGCACCAGTTATCAACAAGATTCTGTTGCAGAACTACGAAGCCACCCCAAAGGTGTGGGACCAGTTCGCAACACGTCTAGTAGTTGACGACTTCCGCAAGCAACAGTACCTAAACCTTCGCTACGAAGACTCAGGTCTTGACAACCAGGGAGACAAGTTCCGTGATGGATCTCTTCCAACTGTTGGCGAGTACGACGAGTACCCAACTGCTGGTTGGTTCTCAGTAACTGAGACCGACTTCGCAGTAAAGAAGGCCGGTCAGAGAGTACGCTTCTCATGGGAAGCTGTCGTTAACGACGGAAACATCTCTCTACTAGAGCGTCTACCAATCGAGCTAGGTCTAAAGGCCGCTGGAAAAGAAGACGAAGAAGTTACCAAGCAACTTGTTGCTTCTGGTGGTCTAAACACCGCTAACTTCAAGTCAGCTAACAGCAACCTTCTATCTGGTAACGCAGCCCTAAGCATCACCTCTCTTGAGGCAGCTATCGAGGCAGCTAACCTACAGCAGTACAACGGCAAGCTAATCCAGCCAGTAACTCAGTTCGCATTGGTTATTCCACG